TAGTTATTCCTGGATTAGCTTTCATCAAAGCCTCTACAGTAGTTCCATTTTTAGCAGCTATTTGACTTAGTGTGTCTCCAGATGCTACTTCAACAGTGGCTGCTCCTCCGCCTGTTAAACCTGCTAACGGACCGCCTTTTAGCATACCACTTAAACTGCCTAATCCTTTTAAACCGCTAATTCCTTGCGCTGCGCCGCCTGCCATACTGGAAACACCTGGTATTCCTAACCCAGCTATACCAGTCATAGCTGAAGTGCCTAAACCTCCTAAAGTACTTGCAAGACCTGGTGCAATTGTTCCTAGTGCTGCTGTAATTCCTCCACCTATTCCACCCAATACAGCACCAAATGCTGTACCGATTCCAGGAACAAGTACAGCTAAAGGAGCTACTACTTTGGCTACTTTTACTACTGACTTAAACGTTTTCTTTAACCAACCAAACTCAGGTAATCCTGTTATTGGGTTGATGGACATGCCTTCGCCTACCGTATAGTTATCAGGCGACAGTCCTGCTGCTCTCATTTCTTGTTGCAAGCGTTTTCTGGTTTCAGGTGTTATAACAGGTGGTACAACCATTTCGCCTGGAGCGACGTGAGCCATATAACTGTCTTCGTTTCTTCCTAAAGAAGCTAATCCTTTTCGGTTTGAGTCTATTCTATTCATAATATATCTATTCTACCTATGTTTCGCGTTTAGTTGTAAGCCAAAATACTAATAAATACCGATCTCCTGATTTAACAGGTAAGCCTCGATGCATGTGAGTATAGCTTGGAAAGATTAGAGCGTTGCCTTTGGGTAGTGGTTTTACAACACCTCTGTTTAAAAATTCAGTTCCGCCACCCACATAATCTCCTGTATTTAAAGGGACTACCATACTTATATCAGCACTTGCATCGTGATGCCAAGCACCTTGTTGTTTGTTTTTTAAATTGTAATTTGCTATTTGTACTCCGCCGTCCGTTACATGACGATTCCAAAGTGTAAGAAAAATAGGATTAACAACTGAAAAAACTACTTCCATCAAAGATTTGTATAAATCAGGCGCCATTTCATTTAGTACTATTTCTGGTATTTGTCTTAGCTTGTCTTCTTCTGGATTAGGAGAAAAAGAAAAATGTTTTTGCATATTCTCAATTTCATCCATCATTAGTCTGCAAAACACGTCGGAAAATAAGGGTACGTTATAAACGTCCTTAATAGGCTCTTCTATTATAAGTTTGAGTGATGATTCTTTTGGATTGTCTGCACCTTCTTTTTTATAAAATTCTATTAAATCAGGTAACGATTGTTTAGCACGTTCTAATGTTTCCTTTTCTATAAACCAATCTGAAGGGTTGGCCAACAACAAATTTTTAAGTAGGTAAGGACTTGCAGACTGAGGAAGTCTTGTTACGTTGTTAAATGTGTTGTCTTGTTCTGCTTGCATATTACTATGAGTACCAATTTTCTATGTTCCATCCTGAGACGGAGCTAGTTAAACTTACGGTGACGTTTCCATTTGTTTCAATAGAAACAGATCCTACCGATGCTTGCAGTTCGTACCCCTGCGGATTTGCTGGAGTATGTAGCTGTATCCACCTATTACCTATATAAACTTGTAATACACCAATGGATGTGTTCCATATTACATCACCAATAGAAAAAGCCAAAGTGCTGATTTGTTGGTCGTTGTATTGAGGTGTTGAGTCAGGATCAAAAGTTCCTAGATTAATTTCTAGTATTCTGACCAAACGATTAAAAGTGTCTCTATTAGCAAATTCATTAGACTCGATAGGAAGTCTAGTTTCTAACAGTTTGCTCATCTTCTGCCATCGGTTTTTACGTCAAGCCTAGTAGCGCCAAGTCTCCATCCTAGTGAAACGTTTCCAGAACCAGATTGGTCATCATTTGATTCTACTCGTACAACAGCTTGCCTGCCTCTGGCTCTAATATTGGCTTTTGTTGTATTAGAGCTTATTTCTGATGTAGCTTTAGTGGTTAACGACTCTCCTGGGTAGTTCCTTACTTTGGTTACTACGTTTACTGAACCTGAGTTGGTGTCTTGTAAAAAACGTATGTCAGGTATAATGGAAGATATAGAAGAAAATTGGTCGCCGTCGCCTATATCAAAGTCGCTAGATTCTATAAAAACATTGGTCATAGCACTACCATCATCATTAAAACCTATTTCATGTTGGTAAACGTAATTATCGTTTGTAGCTTGTGGAAAGTTTTCTACTCCAGAATCTAACCAAGCGTGTCTTTCTAAATTTCCGTAATACCAAACTTGTTCTTGTGTGTTGTAAATAACGTAGCGATCTATCTCGGATGCTGAAGAAGATGGATAAAACCAACCCACTTCATTATTTTCACTATTGGTAAAAGCATGTATTTTAAAAGCTTGTCCAACGTTAAAATCAGAAAATACGTAATCCAATACAGAACAAGGTAATTTTTGCACACTGCCGTTGTAAATATAAAAACTTCCGTAACTCATAAAATATATGCCAGCGTCCCCTGTAACGGCTGCTTTAGGCCCTATTAAACCTGTAGCTTCGTTTATTAAATTAACAGCAAAAGTAAATGGAGGACCTACGAATTGCATGCTGTAAACAGAAGTATCACTAAATATAACTATTTCTTGTCTGGACTTAACAGCTCCTACAATTTTAGAACCGCTTGATAAACGTAAAGATCCTGCGGTATTTGTAATTAATGGTTCAAATTCTAATGCGTTTTCTTGGTCAGAAAAAGCAATAAGCATCGGGTCTATAGACCCAGTTCTTGAGCTGCCCACAATAGGATCGGCTCCCAATACTATTAAATGCCTGTCAACTTCTGATGTAATTACTTGCAAACCAAGTGTCGGTACCAAATTGGCTCCGCTTATACCAGATAAATCTACTGCTCTTGTATCAATTCCATCGTTTTGTACCCACTTGTAAATACCACCGCCACGCGGATTAATAATTAAGTCTTCACCAAAATTATCGTGCGTCCAAAGTCTTAATTGTCCTGTAGCACTAATAGCAGTTGTTGATCCAAAGTTGCCTGATCCCCAAGTCCCTGATCCCCAACCAGCAGAGGGTACATAGGCATCTAATCCTACGTTTATTTGATAAGCACCATCCACACCCGCACCACCGTTACCACTGTCGCTAGAGTTGGCTGTTACTGTTGCACCGCTAGTATCTTTAGCAACTATTGTGTAAACGTTTGCTGAAGTGACTGAAGAAACTTGATATTCTTGATTAAGTACAGCAGCGGTTACAACGCCACCTAAAGTAGCAGCTCCTGATATAGTTACAAAATCATTTACTACAACACCATGCGAAGAGTCGGTAACAGTTAAAATAGAAGAGCCATTAGTCGCTGCAAAAACAATACCGTTAGTCGTGGTTGCACGTATTGGAGTAACGTCGTTGTAAACGTCTCCTTCTTTTACGTAATATTTAAAAGTAGTGCCTAATCCTAAATAAAGATTGCTACCCAAGCTCATCCAATTGTGTAAAGCTCTTGTTGTTCCTAAAAAAGTATTGGAACTTAATTTTTCCCAACCGCCAAATTTTTCTACGTGTCCGTTTCTAAAACGAATTAAGTTTCCATCAAACCAACCGCCCTCGTTGTCGTAAGCCGTACCTTCTCTGTTTATTCCAGGTCTTAGTGTTAATTTGGTGTATGCCATTTATACGTTTCTCCATTCTTTTTTTTCAAACAACAAAGCTTCTGCTTCTCTTCTCCTTACCAAACCATTTAAGACAACACCCCCAGCTTTGTTCCAACGTTTAATTTCTTGTGGAACTTCTTTGTATCTTTCTTGATTGAGAACAGTTAATAAAGTTGAATTTTTTAAATTTGTTGGACCTAAGTTATATACCCACGAACACAAAGCATCAAATTGATTTTGTTCTAACGGCACTTTAACCATGTTATTAATGTACCCTTCGTACTCAGGCATCTCTTCAGTAAGCATAAACTCTGCGTGCTCTTGGTTTATTTCATCACCTTCCTTTACTTCTTTGGTGTGGCCGTATCCAATTGTCCAAACTCCCACACTGTCTTGGTATGCTTTTAGTTCGCACCCTTCAAATCTTTTAATTAAAGCTATACCTTCTTGTGATATTTTCATTATATTGCTACTACTCCTGTCAGAAGAGCTATTAAAAGAGTTGCCATAAAACCAAAAGTTCCAAACGTTGCCATCTTTAAAGTTCCATTTAGTTCGCTCATTTGTTTTTTTATTTCGGCAGTTTCTCCAAAAATAGTTTTCCATCTTTCTTCGCACTTTGCTTCGTGTGTTTTAAGATCTGATGCTACATCATGTGCAGTTGTTCTATTCGCCATCTTTGTTATCCGAGCTGTGTGATGCACCAAAATAAAAACTAATAATAGCGGAAGCTAACCCACCTAAATAACCTAACACTAAGTTAATTAAAGCTTCGCTGTTTTGTTCAGGCGGTTGAAGAGTAACAAGGAATATGTAGCCCATGAATCCCCCCACAACAACAAGACCCATTATTCTGGCTGTCCAATCTTTACCAAATTTTCCTCTAGCGTCTTGTATGTCCGCAGTCTCTAGTTTAAACACATCCACTTCAAGTTCTTTCATTTGCAACTCAAAGCCTTGCTCTGCCTTTTTAAGCTCTAACATTTGCTCTGGAGTTGCTGCTTGTATTGCTTTGTTAATAGATTTTGGATCTGTTTGACATCCAAGAACTCCAGCAATTACAGAAGCTGCTTGACCACCTAACGGCCCACCTAACGCAGAACCAAGAGTAGGAGCTAAAGCACCTACAACATTTTTTATTAAGTTAAATTTCATAATTTAGTTTGCCAAAGGGTTATCGTCTTGTTTATCTATCTCAATCCAGATTCTTTCAACGTCACTTGTTAGTGAAGCAACGCTTGCTTTAAGGTCGCTGTTGTCTGGAATAACTAATCCATCTATAGACTTGTTCATGTAATCAACAGAAGTTTCTATAGCTACAAACCTTTCTTCAATAATCTTTTGAGCATCTTCTGTATCGCCTATGCCACCTATCTGTGCTTCAAGGTTTTCTAATCTATTAACGTAGGTTGCCCCGGTGTACCCAAAGCCAGCTAAAGTACCTACGATACCTACCAGTGCTATGAGCTGTGTTGTTTTGTTTTCAAACCATTCCATAATGTCTCCTATAAGTTTGGCTGTAATTTTTTTAATTCAGTTAAAGTATTTATACTTTGCTCTGCTAAACCATAAAACGCTACAGTATTATCTGATATTGTATTATTAGTATAAATGCTTTTAGGTTCATACCAAAATTCTTTCTTGGGTACAGATACCATTCTGTAATTATTAAAGCCTGGCAAAAATCCCATAACAGCAATAATAGCATTCTCTGATCCGTATTCTCCTGTTTCTTCTTGTCTTGTAGCTACTTGATCCTGAGCCGTTTGCAAATTTCTAGCCACAATACTTTCAACTGTTGCTTCACTTTCTGAATCAACGCTTGCAGATGAGATGGATGTATCCATTTGTTCTTGCGTTGACTCTATTGTTCCACGTGAAACAACTACTTCTGTTGTTGTTGATTCTGTTTCAACAGAGGTAGAATTAAAAGAAGAGCTTGATACAGAGGTACTGCTCATGTCTAAAACTTGATTGGTTTGAGCTGTAGAAGATGCAAATTGATCTGACATACTAGGAGAGCTGCTAATGCTTATGCCGTTGTTAGATGAAGAACTTACAGAACTTGAAGAATTTCCAGAGGCAACACTATTGCCTGTTGAATGAATTGAATTTCCAGAACTTGTACCGCTAACACTTCTATTTGCTGTTGTTATTGTAGAGGCAACAACTCTAAGAGCCATTTCTCTACTAATAGAACTTTCTCCTCTAACGTTTTCTCTTTCAACAACTTCAAACTCTTCAGCAAAAACTTCTTCAAACTCTTCGGGAGCTTCTTCTCTTTCAATTCTTTCTTCTTCTATTTCAGCCTCTACAATACGTTCTTGAGCCTCAAAAATTTCTTCAACGGCTTCTTCTTCGTATATCTCCTCTAAAAATTCTTCTTCAGGTTCTTCTAAAGCTATAAATTCTTCTTCATTTCCTTCTTCAAAATGTTCATTGGTTTCTTCTTCAAACCATTCTTCTAATTCTTCAAGTGTATTAAATTCAATAAAAGTTTCTGGCTCACTATAGTCTTCAACTAAAAATGTTTCTTGAAATGTAAACTCATCTAATAATATTTCTTCTTGATGTTGGTATTCTTGCTCTGTATCCCAGACATCCATTAATACATCTGTATCTTCGTATGAAGTCATAGGAGTAGAATCAAAGTCTATCATGCCATCATCACTGAAACTTATATCTGTACCAAACCATTCATCAACCTGATCTTGCCCAAACTGTTCAGCATCAAGTTCGTACCAGTCTGCATCTGTAAATCCTTCACATCTGTTTTCATAGCATGGGTCATTAGGATCTAACCATTCGTCATACTCTTCGTCATACCACATGTCTTCTTCAGCATACCCATAATCTACATTATCTTCGTTAAAGAAAGCTGCTGAATCTTCTTGAGTATAACCTGCACAAAATGGAGCGTATTGTGGGTTATCAGCACATTGTTGATCGTCATAAGCTTCCCAATACCTAGGACATGTCTCACTGTGCAATTGCGTTATATCGCATTGTTGAGTTAAGTAAGCTGCATCATATCCAGGACAGTTAGAATTATTTAATGAATTGCTACAGTCAATAGCATTACCAGATCCGTATCCAAAAAGAGATCCACCATTTTCTAATAGCGTATTTGATGATGAAGCGTTCCAATTTTCGCTAACACAATTACTAGCATTAGTTGTCCCGGTACTACACTGGTCATAAAAAAGGTATTGATATATTTCACTTGATCCACTTCCTATTTCTCCTATAAGTACATCGTGTTTTTCTATATCCAAAAATCCATATCTGTATTCAAACGTGTCGTTGCCCCACAAGATAACCTCAAAGCTGTTGTTGGTATTGTTACGGCCATACTCTTTCATGTCGTACCATCCAAATACAGTTTTATCTGAGTAAATTTTAGACAGAACAGATGATCCACTGTCTCTAATAAGATCTGTCCAAAAAGGATACATGGTATAGGTGTGCTGACCGGATAAAGGGTCTGGCGTGAAATCGTTACAGAAAGCCCCTGAAGTTTTAAAATGCAAGCAACCATTGGTAGCTACTCTGGCTTGTGTAAACTCTTGCCCGTAGTAGTCAAACGTAAACCCTAAAGCAAAAGCGTTAGACACTCCATCATCTCCAGCTGCTAAGTTTGTAGTGCCTGTAGCGTTGGTTAAATCTATTAAAGATTGGTTTGCTTCGTAAGTGTAAGAGGCTTCTGTTTTAAAGGATAATAAAAGAACTAAAGCAGTTACGAACACCACAGCTCCAATTATTAAAAGCTCGCTTAGTTTGTTCTTAGGCTTTTGCATCAAACTCTTTTATGCAAGTAGTTTTTGATTTCTTTTTACCGTTAGAGTTTCTTGTTTTTTTACACCTTTGGATATAAGTCCCTTTTACTTCTTCGTAATCTGGCCTGTCTTCTACGTTATTAGCCCACGACTTTATAGCTTCTTTACCTATTTTACCTTTGTATGGACAAGGAGTTCCTGCCATTTCCATAGCTTTGAATACTCTAGAATCCTGGCAAAGAATAGAAACAGAAGCTACTTTCATACCTGTGTCATACAGATACTTAGAAAGTTTTAGCCTTTCACAATTTTCATCCTTTACCGTCCCCCCGGTAGAAAATCCAAACACTTGACCTTGAAACGCTCCTGACCTACCTACTGTGCATAAGTCCTGAGAATAAGACATGATGCTTGGTGCAATTGCTGAGGCAGGCGGAGCTTTACTAGTTACATTCTGATTAATGGTCTGAGTTGAATTGGATTCATTAATATTCTTATTAGTATTTTCAGATGTTGAATTGTTATTATTTTGATTTACGTTATTTGTTTGAACATTAGAATCAGACTTAGACGTATTAACGTTAGTATTTTTATTTGTATTACTGTTGTTAGCAGTAGAACTACTGGTGTTTGTAACGTTTTGATTAACAGTAGAATTTACTGTTGAATCGGAAGTTGAATTGTTGGTACTAACGTTAGTATTGGCGTTTGTATTTGTACTAGTGTTTGTAGCATTTGAATTGTTAGTATTAACGTTTGTATTAGCATTTGTGCTTGTATTTACATTTGTATTAGCATTTGTGTTTGCATTTGTACTTGTGTTGACGTTTGTATTAGCGTTTGTATTTGTATTTACATTCGTGTTGTTATTAGTATTGGTATTGGTATTAGTATTATTAGTAGTAGTCGTGTTGGTTGTATCTAATACATTATTTTCACAATACTGAGTTCCACTGTCACAAGGCGTATCATTACTTTGTTCTGAGGATTGAGTATTAAAACTTAAAGATATTATTGATAATAATATTAATGAACTAAAAAAATTATGTTTCATTTGGAACATAAACCCCAATTTCTATTAATTTTTTACGATTAATTAAATGTTCATCTTCAACATCTGATTTAGCTTGGCCATGATAAGTAACTGCTAAATGGTTTTCTACTAGAGCCTGGTTAATGTTTACACCATCAACCCATATAGTGCCTAAGACTCTTCCGAACTTTCCTCTAGAATCTTTTAAATGAGTTTTAATAACTACTTTTTTGCCATTTTCTATAGAGTCTTTTAAAAAATACTTTGCCAGGTTCCCTCTGGCTTTTTCATCAAGATCTCTTGTTCTAGATTCGGGAGTATCTATGGCATAAAGCCTAATTGTACTCTTGTATAAAATATCAAAACCTACACAAATTATTGCTTTAACAGTATCCCCATCAACAACTTTAGTAACTTCGCAATCGTACTCGTACATTACTATTTTTTAGGAGGCCTTCCTTTTTTCTTTTTAACTTCTACAGTAGTGTATGCTTCATCAACATCCGGGGTAGATTTATCATCTGCCTTGTACGTGCCTTCTTTAGTTCTAGCACGAACTATTTTATCTTCAACACCTTTGTATGCTTGAGATACTCTTTTTATAGTTTCTTTGTATGTTTTTGAAAACCAGTTCATTATTTTTTATCCTTCTTTTTAACAGGACTTTTTTTAACTGTTTTTTTAACTGCTTTTTTAGCAGGTTTAATTTTTGTTTGGTGATAACTTTTTTTACTGCCCATTATTCCTCTCCTGTTGTAATTATTTATTAGTTTGCTGCTATGTAATCTGTGCCAGTTGTAACTGCTGCAACGTGAGTAGTCTTCTTACTGTCTGCTGCTCCTTTTACATTTGGCGTATCATTACCGTCTACAGGTTCGTAAAGCAAGATAGCTGAAAGGTGGTCAACATTACGTTGTACCATTTCATTTATCTCTGCTTGTGTCTTACTTCTTACATCGTATGTTCCAGCTTTTACTGCATCAATTAATGTTACTGAATCGGTTCCCGCTGCTAAACATTCTGTTACTGTTTGTGCCATTCTATTTCTCCTAGTTTAATTTATTTTCTAATTCTTCGACCTTTGCCGAAAGTTCTTGTACTGCTTTGATAAGTGGGTGCACAAAAAGTTCTTGCGAAATCATTTGTTTTCCTGTGTCGTCTTCGCTCCAACCTCCAAAAGTATCTAC